TTATTTTCAACCACTTCATTCTCAAGTATCCATTCGGCACGCAACAAGGTTATGGATTTTTATCGACATTGCAGTCGTCGGGATGGGGTTTGACTCCCTCCCTACCTTCGAAGCTAGGACCACCCTGCATAACAGGACAGGCCATTACCGTCAAAAACTCCCGGACACGCTACGGTCAAGGACAATGACGAACAAGGGCTGACAGCTCACGGAATATAGCCCACTGAAGAGCACAGGATCAAGGTCCACGGGTCCTCCCCGCTTCTTCCCCATAACCATGTCACCGGTTGCTACTGCCAATTACTAGAGCAACGGCATGATACGCCCAACCCCCTATTTAGTCAAAATCACCACGTACACCACTACTGGGTTGCCCGCTTCGCAGCACCCGTGGTCCCACCGCGTTAAGCCGGTTTCACATGGGCGTCTTCTGCCATCATCATCTGGAGAGGTAATGGATTTTTATCAACATTTCAGTTGTCGACAGGGACTGCTTGGTTGTGGATTTTTATCGACATTTCAGTCGTTGATCAGAGATCTCCCAATACAGTATGTCTCCCTCAAGGAACCAATCCCAATAAGAGAAGCCGAACCTCCAAACTGGATCTACGAATCAACTGAAGAAGATCAAAGATCCTCCGCAGCATATTTATCGGACAAGAGGTCGTACGCAGCTGCCTCACGGAAGTATTGCAACCTCCGCTTAACTGGGAGTCGACCACTCTCGGAGTCTCGGTCAACACCCTCTGTTTCCTCCCCAAAACTGCCCGACAGGGTTCGTTTTCTACCAGCCCGGAAAGCCGGGTCGGACCAGCGCAGCAAAAAAGGTTTTTCAGCATCGGGGACCCAGATCGTCTCCGGGCCCTTCCGAGTGACATCCCGCCTATCGTCAAGGAATTTAGCACCAGTCTCCCACCTCAAAAAGTGGGCCCAGGAACGCCGTTTATAGGCTTTCACAGACCATTTAAGAGGCCGCCTTTGGAAGTAGGTGCCCATCCTCACAAAGTTCACCACAGCCGCCTTCCGCTTTTTCAAGGGCGGCTCAATCCAACACTGCCATGCATATTCCAGGCAATGTTCACCCCAAGAGGCCGCATAACCAGGTCTTAAGACCTTGGGCACAATCGATAGTGGCATCTGGGTCCATCCCTTAGCACATCGACGGTCAATGATTTTGATCTCACCAACCTTCTCAGCACCAGGGCCCAGGGCAGCAACGCC